CTCTCCTTCAAATCCTTGAGCGTACAAATGCACAATTGCAATTTTAGTTAATTCAGAAATTACAATTTTTTGTATTCGTTCAATAGTTCTAGCAAAACGAATATCCATTGATGCTAATGTAGATTTTCCTTCAACTGCTTCTGCATATCCTAAGAATGGTTTAGGTATTTTTAAAGCAGCCATCATTTTGTCTTTGATGTATTCAATATCATCCATTCCAGTAAATGTCATACCTGGTAATGTATCTATTTGCGTAGATGACTGTCCTCCTCGAACTGGTAAGTAATAATCTTCCAACATGTTATTAAGATTAAAACGTAAATTGTAATTACCTGTTTGTGGATCGATATGTGGAATTTTTTTCATTTTATTGATAATTTGTTCCATGAAAGAATCAACTTCATTTGGTGGAATATTACCAATATCTATTTTGAAAATACGTTTTTCAGGTGCTCGCATAATACGATGTATTAGCATAGCATCTTCCATCATCATTAATTTCTGAAACTCTTTACGAGCTCCTTCGAGCATAGATCTACCATATGGTAAAAAATTTGAATCGGATAACATACGAAAATGTGCAATTTCAAACACATCATATTTCATTTGTTCCGATGCAATATTTTTAAATTTAATTTCATACTCACCAGTAGCTTCATTATATTCTTCCCAACGTTCCATTTCATAACTAGAAAATGGACGAGCATTGATAATTCCATACTCTTCAGCAATATCTAATTTTAAAAAGAAATCACCATATTTAGTTAAATTACGTATCCATGCCCATAAATTAAATTCAATGTTCAATACATCATAAAATAAATTATATAATATTTTTTGAATGTTCGATTTATTAGATTTAATTGTTAAAATTTCACCAAACTGATCGGCTAATGTAGATTCGTCAGAATAAATATCTAATGCTGAATGTATAATTGGATCTTTATCCATCATTTCATAATCAGCATAAAGTTGCATACGATTCTGATGCATATAATAGTTAGAATCATATCCACCCATTCCACCTACACGATGTTTATTAGCACCATGCAGTCTAGTATATCTGTCGGCTATTTTACTTTGACCTAAATTACCAGAGCTCTGTAATCTATTGGTATCTACAATTCGTAATTGGTCTTTACCATATGCACGGACAATTACATTAGTAGTAAATAGATTTTGTAAACGTTTTCTTAATGACGCCATATTTTCTTTTTAATATAAATATAACTAGTTTTAGATCTACTTGTTTTTTATCGAATAAGCCAAGTTAAATCTTGATCGCCATCGCCTGGATTCCAATTCCATCCACTATCTTTTTGAGATGTTTTACCGGTATAAATAACTGTATCAGTTTTTTGAAATGATGATAAAGCTCGTTTATTTAAATCAATTCCTTGTTGACGTAGTTTTAGCGCGGTGTCTCGTAACCAAAGTGTGATAGCAAATGCCATAACTAAATCGTCATTATATCCTTGTTGTGATTGTGCTTTACCATTTAACCAAATAAACACTAATAGTTCTTGTATAAGCCTTTTACTACGAATAATAGGGGTTTTTTGACGCATATACATTTCTAAGGCAGATATCATTAATGGTCGTGTTCTGGATGTTGTAGACACACCTGGTACCATTTGTGTTTTATCTTTCATATCATAACCTTTACGAAGTTGTACATCAGCATCAGTATATCCATCGTCTTTGTATGTATAATGTAAATTTTGATATCCTCGATCTAATGCTGGCTGTATTGCTGCCCAACCAATATTTGCATTTTCTATTGCTAGCAATGCATTATTCCATTCCGTAGCTACAGTTACAAGCATATTACCAAATTCATTCGGTGGAATTTTACCTTTATATTCGGCAACTTGACGTACTGATTCTACATCAAATATTTGAAAAGTAGAAAAGTCAGCTCCATCGCCTCGCGCGACGTCAGCTACTACTATATAATCACGTGCGTAGTCTGGATATTCCCAAACCCAATAATTGCCATCAAACCCACGTTTTTCTATTGGATCTGAACAATTTGCATCATATTCTAATAATAATGGACCATCAACAACAGTATGTCCCGAACTTACAAAGTCACAATCACATTCTTGTGCAGCTCCCCGTTCACCTAAAAGCTGTGTTTGTTCATTACGCCATTGCTGATCTCGTTCTGGATGCACTGTCCAATGCAGTTTAATTGTGTGAAAGCCATTAATATCAGCTTCAGCATCTGCCCATGTTTGATGAAACCAGTTACCAACGCCATTGGGTGTAGATAATACAATAGCACCACCACCCGTTGATAGAGTTGCTTGTGATGCTATCCATATTTCTTCAATGTTTCTAATAAAAGCAGCCTCATCCACAATTAATAATGATAATGCTTCTGATCGAGCTCCGGTGGTTGCTGATGATACTGCTTTAATCTGCGAACCATTTTTAAATTTTAAAGACAATTTATTGTCTGCTTCAACTGTACCTTTAAGCCAACTTGGTAAATTGTCATGCATCACTCGCACTTTAGTTACTAAGTTTTTTGCTACTTCTTGCGTAGTGGCAATAACAAGCACATTGAAATCTTCTGCAAATAACATGCTCCATAAAGCAAAGCCAGCTGATAATGTTGATATACCTAACTGCCGAGATTTTAAAATAACATTGTATCGATTATCTCGCAATTCAGTTAATGAATCTTCCTGAAATGGAAACAGATTAAATTTAATCTTACCCCGTTTTGGATGTTGGATATAACAATAATTACGCATAAAGAATACAGGATCTTTAGCACACATCATGTACTGTTGCTGTATTATTTGCTTTATGTTAGGTTGCGACATTTATTTTAAATATTGATTGATAATTACGCCAGTAAATAACGTAGTTAAAATACCACTACCAAACCAAATTGCTTTATTATCAAACCATTTTGGCTGTAAACGCTTTTCTCGTTCAACATATAAATTTATATTTTTCTGTAATAAATCTATTTGTTGTGTTTTATATGATAATTGTATTGAATCTAATTCAATTAATTTACTTTGTTTATCAATTAAAAATTCTTGTTCTATTATGATATTATCATTTATATCAATAACTTTGTAAAGTGAATCGAGTGTAAATGAAATATCTAATATTTCTTGTTCCGTAAAACAAGTATCATCAACTTCTTGTGCAAAGCAAGAAATGGGAAATATTAATAATAATAATAAACGTTTCATAACTATTTCTTTTTAGGTTTACGACCTCTGCGTGTTTTATTTAAAATATTTTCTTTTGCAGCTTGTACCGTTTTAGCTTCTTCTACAACAATATTTTCTTTTTCATGTTTTAACTCTTCAATTGTCTGTTCATGTTGTTCAATTTCTGTTTTAACAGATTCTCGTTGTTCTTCTATAACATCAACTTTACCTTGCAATTGATTAACTTGTTGCGTGTTGTCATCAATTTGTTTTTTTAGTTTATCCGATTTTTTATCAGAATTTCGACGCGATGTTACTGCAAATATTCCGATAATTGCAATAATTGCTCCTACTAGTATTGCCCAATATTTTTTAATCATTTTCATTTGTTTCTCCATTTAATTTTGTTAAAAAGTTTTCTTTAAATTTATCAAATTGTTTTTGTATTGTTTCTTCAAATTCCTCAGAAGTCATACGAGCTGACCATGATTCTTTTTCGCCGGCCGAATTTGTTACGAATTCAGATGCTTGAGTATATGCTTGTTTTAACATAGCAACATCTCGTTCTGCAGAAGCTAACCAAGCTAAGGCATTTTCACGAATTTTTGTCTGTTCATATTCTGTATATTTGCCAGATTTTTTTAATTCATGTTCCATTTCAACCACACAATCAAAACACATTCCATGTATTTTTTGCATTTTTTGATCTATGGGATGTTTACCTAAACATGTACATGTTTCTTTACGGCAATTAGGAAATGAACGAACTTCGTCTCGAACTTCTTGCAATACATCACTGCTTTTTGTTTTTTTAATTCGAAACCCATCTCGTTGTTCGATTACATGGGTAATTCCGGTTGCAGAATCAGTTTCTTCCCAAACGTCTCCTATTAAACGTTTTCGATTTTTTTCAGCAGTTTCATTTGCATCAGAAAATCCAATGGTCTTTTTTGTTTGAAACTTGTGATTACCTTCCAACATTTGTTGAACGGCTTTAATGTTTTGTAACTTTTTTGACATATAACTATTTTTTAGATTCTTTTTCTGAGCCTAATCTTTCTAATTTATTAATTGCGTATGTACGTAATAATTGGAAGAAGTTTTTAGAATCATCATATTCTAATTCATTGGTTGCTAATTTAATTACATTAGCAATTGCTTTGATTTTTTCTACTGTACCAGGCATCATTTTTAATGATTGAACAAAACGATCGGTATCCATTGTTTTTTTAGTTTCTGGATCGACTTCTGGTTCAGGTGTTGTTTCGGCTGTAGCAGGCTCTTCAGTTGGTGTTGCAGCAGTTGGATCGGCAGCAGGTGTGGGTGTTGCAGTCATATCTGGTGCTGCAGCAGGTGTTGCAGTAGGTGTTGCAGTCGTATCAGTAGCTTCTGGTGCTTCTGGTTCGGTTGGTGTTGCTTCTGGTTCTTCTGTCGGCTGTTCTTCGTCAGTTGGTGGTGTTGCTTGTTCTGCTAATACTTTGTTAATTTTTCTTCGAATATATTCACGAACAATTTGTTCTTTTTGTTCTCGAGTTAAATTTTCAATTTTATCTTTTAACACATCCGCAGTTTCTTTTTCTTCTTTTTCAGAACGTTTATTTAGTCGTTTTGCTGCAGTTTTAGGATCATACTCACCATCTTCAATTTTTGTATAAAGACGATCATCAGCATCATACTTAATATCCAATTTACCAGTATCAACAACTTCTTTATCCGTTTTACGTAATACACCTAATTGTTTATCTTTGGTAGATTTTGGATTTAATCCTCCATCTTTATCATCCATTGTATAATCTTTAAGATCTTTACGAGCTTTTGGTTTTTGTGATTTTTCTAGATCTTTTGGAGCTTTATACTTGCTTTTATGTTTTTGAGCCATTTTAAATTATCCTATTTTTATATAAATATCACCGTGCGTATTTTAATACGCCTAATATCTGATTCACTGGTGCAAATGCTCCTGTCATCTTGTATGTGTTACCTTGATATGTAAATACTATGCCTTCAGACGGTACAA